GAGTAACTCCTTGAAGTGGAGTTGCCTTTAATACCGCTTCGTCTGCAATGTTAATTAAAATTTCGTGATAGTGGCCAAAGTTAGTAAGTTCGATTTTCGTTCCACCAGATATATCGTAGTAGTTCTCCATACCGTGGTTATGAGAACCTGTCATACCTACGAGATACATTCCACCTGCACCAGAATTTAATGCAGGATCCCAATTGTATGTGACCGAGTGAGAGTGAGGTGAATTTTCACCTGATCCATCTCCATCAGTCGTAGTCATAGAAATTACGTTTGAACCTGTTTGAATTGTAGCATATTCTGCCGTTGTCAATTCTCCAGTATGAACGTGTCCGATATAATTTTCATCATTAAAAAATACGTCTACTCGTGCATCACCTTTTTGTACTGCGGTGATGATATATTCTTCCCATTTTCTCTCGCCCACTGGAACTGAGTTGTCACCTGATCCATATCCAATTCCACCAGCAGTTAATGTGAGTGCGACTACTTGACCGTTAAGTCCGGCGTCTACCGTTGCAACAACTGTTGGTGAGCCTCCAACAAACGTAACAGTCGGAGGTAAATGATATCCAGTTCCACCTTCTGTGATGGTGACAACATCTATTTCACCGCCACCTGTTATAGTTGCCGTTGCCGTCGCTTGTATTGTTGTAGCAGTACCTGGAGTCCAAGTATTGTTTGCACTTGTCCAAACATATCCTCCCTGTAAACAAGCCCCTTCATTATTGTCATATGTTGCATCAGAACAAGTACCTTCTGCAAGACAATTAACTTCATCATCATCATATTGAGGATCAGAACAAACACCAGTTCCCGGTACAGCTAAAGTAGCGACATCTGGCGCAGAAATTTGCACAGTAGGTGCAGATTGGTATCCGGTTCCGACATCTGTAACGGTAAGTGAGTTTAGTATACCACTAAATTCAATAGTCGCAGTAGCTCCATTACCGCCTCCGCCAGTAATATATACTGATGGTATACTAATATATCCAGAACCACCTGAAATCAGTTCCAATGCTGTTACAATACCATTTGAAACTGTAGTTACACCATTAGCGTGAACTGTATTGGATCCATCACTTCCTCCTGAGAAAATAACATCTACAGGGACACCAGCATTTGGATTAGTTTCAACATCACCAGATTGAAATGTCACTAAATTATCTAATGAAAGATCGTGATAAAGTGATTCTATAACATTCTGAGAACCCGCTCCACCTAGTGAAGTACAAGGCTGAGGCATCGGTAAGTTAATCATATATGAATTACTTAGTCCTGGTAGAGGAACATTTGCTCCATAATTAATAGGAACTTTAATCGTATCACCAGGATTCAATCCGTGATCGACAGAATAAACGAATCGATGATTCGTTGTTGAAGTCAATCGACCTTCTTCAAGTGGATGGAATGTACAGTGGAAATATAAATCGTGATAACCGTCTACAACCCAGGCCCAATCTTCGCCAGGCTCCAAGTCAGGAGAAGCAAAAGAAATATTATCATCGGATACTGCGTTGTGAACTAAAATAGAAGTAGAAGGATTTGTGAAAATAATAGTGTCACCCTGTCTTGCCTCTAAATGATAAGGAATAAGAGTATGTGCTTGTGTATTAGGATCGTTAATATTACCTGCATACCAAGTGCCGCCTCCACCTGTACAGGCAGTCTCCATTTCGGCAAGCCCTATTAAATATTGAACTTCAACTCCGTCACAAGTAGGTCTAACAAGAGAAGGATCTTCCAGAACAGAACAAATATATGTTACTGGATCTGGGCCGCCACCAGTTTCAGAAAAAGTTGTTGTGTCTGAAGCCAATTGATCAACCATATTTTCAGCTCCTGACAGTAAATCCCAATTTACGTCATTAACTGTAAGGTCGTATTCAAATTTATATTGAGTATTAGGTTTTAAATCGGCCTCGAACCAAGTAACAGCAGTTTGTTGTCCATCAGTAAATGCTTGAAGAATTTGTGTACCTTCAGTAAAGAGAATATCAAATTTGTATGCAATACCATTTGCCCAAGGGCGAGTCATATCTATAGGAACATCAAAGCCACTATTTTTGAGTAATTCTACCTCAAAAGCATCAGAGGAAAATGAACTATTCTGTACTAGATTTGCCGTTTCATAAGTAATATCAAGCCCACCATTAGGAATCATCTCCGTCGGAGAAACAAATTCAGCAGATTTATTTGCTATATTAAGTAAGAAGTCTTTATATTCTGGAAGATGCTCTAAATTTTCCATTATTTCTAGAGACTTTAACATCAATGCTAAGTCTTTTACTAGAAGATCAGGCGCGGCTAACTTAATATTCAAAGAGTCCAGAAAAGAGCTTTTCTGTTGCTCGATTGTATTCAACTCTGTTAGAGAGAATTGCTGAAATGTATATTGTGACATTTGTTAATTTCCTGTTATTTCTATTCCGACGTAATTGAGTCCTGATAATTCAGTTGCATAGAGGTAGTGACATACGGATCTGCGATACCTAACATTTCTAATTCTTGTAATCGAACAAAATTATTTTGTTGCTGAATCATTTGGTTAGTGCGTTCACGCCACGTTTTAAAGGTCTCATCCTTCCTTACGAATGGAATTTCAGTTGTTCCTACAGACATTAATTACCTTCTTCTTCGTTTACATTGTCAGTGGCATCCCCGTCATCTCCCACATCTACCGGAGTACCTTCTAGATTTCGGATTCGAGCCTCTAAATTCAAATTTAATGCAATGTTTTTCTTGAGGTCTTTTATTTCCCTCTTCATACTATTTATACTCCGCTTTGAATCCTTTTCAGCTTTCTTTGCTAATTTAGTCTTAACAATCACCTTTTTGCGTTGAGCATAGGCAGTAGCATCTTGAAAGATTACAGCACCAGTCTCTTCATCTTTTTTATAATTGGGTATCTTAGCCATTATTTATTTTCCTATGTTACTGCTAATACTCTCATTTCTCGAATTGCCGGTAAAGAGCATCGATGAGTAGTGTGTAATTCTATTTTTACTCTAAAATGATCAAATTCTTTAACAATTTTTTTCAATGGAGTAAAAGTATGTTCAATAAATTCTAATGAAGTCTCGAAGGCTGAGTTATCAATTTGAACTCCTCCATCTTTCATTTCTCTCCACATAATCGAATCTTGCTCTATTACTGGAGTCATTACCTCTAGCACTGGTACTTCCTCCTTACCATAAGTGCCATCTGGAAGAATGATTTTCTTATAGAATTTTCTATCAAAGCTATTATCCCAATTTCCAAACCATACGTCACCTACTTCATATTCAGTTAAATCTGTTCCGCCACCTCCAGGCTCTGTGTTTCCAGGTGCTGTACTTATATCTGCACCCACCCCGGCTAAATCTTCAGTACAAATCCAGCAATTTGATACAATATCATTCATATCACTTATATCTACCAGACTCATATTCCAAAGATTTGACTCATCATCATCTCCATCTATGTATGCTGTAGAGACTTGTGCGGTAAATCCCATACCAGGCTCATCGATGATTCCGTTCCAAGCACCGATTCCTGCACCTTGGTTTGTTATGTGCATTTCAGGACTATAAGCTCCGCCCGGATATATGTATGCATATTGTTCTTCATAATCATTTACGTTATAATCACCGTGTGAAACTAAACTGGCACCCGAATTGTATATATTTGCTTGTACTGTAATGGTTCTTGGAATAACTGAACCTGTATCATAGTATACTTTTACATATGTCTCATTAAGTTCCTGTACACTTAAAAACATCTGCAAGTCACTTGCCATATTTGCTAATTTGACATCTTTTGATAGATAGACACCCATTTGATTTTTCTCTTCAGGTGCGGTATCCCATATAATATTATCAATAACAATAGTCGATAATCTTTCTTTATTAATAACAGGAGAAATATTAGGATTACTAGACTTCATTGTAACAGCATATGATATTGGAGTATACTGATAACCAGATGCTATAGTGTGAGAACCATCCACCGATATCACTTCTTCAAGAACTACTTCTTCATTATCTTGAATACCGGAAACAGCATTAGCTGTATCACCATTCATTATTACATCCATATCCATAGAAGTTCCTGATGGAATCATTGGTTGAAAATTGGGTGTAAACGAGGCTGCTTCTTTAATTCCAGCAAATTCTTTCAAATTAATTTGAAGAGTTCCTTCAGTCTCAAACTGACATCTATTTATCTGAAACTTAACATCTTTTAATTGCTCTGGAGTCCAAGTCGTATTATTCTGTGAAGTAAACATAGAACCAAGATAAGGTTGCTCAGAGATATAATTTCCAGTAAGTAAGTCAACTTCCCCTAATTCAGAAATCCATAAATTATATAAGAGTGAATCAGATATTATAACAAAACAATATTCAACTCCGTCCATTAGATAAACAGGATCCCTGAATTGAAATCTCGTGCTTACGGCTCCGTCTGTAGAAACTGAAACATCTTCAGGATACAGCATAACGGTTGCTGTTGGTAATGGTGTTGCTGTTGGATATCCATTAACCATTGATCTAATTTCTAATCTAACTGGAGTAGATTCGTCATCTTTTGAATAGAAATAACAATCAATTGAATCTATGAATGCGCCTCCATCAGATTCAGAAACAAGAAATGATTCTGCTACTGGATCATACCATTCGGTAATATTACGATGTGTTTTACTTCTACCAGTTTCTTGACTTCGGGAAACTGTTCGTGTTTCACCTAAAACTGTACGGTCTTCTGCAAGCGTTTCGTTTACTCTGTAACTTTCAAACGTAGACATTATATCTTTTTGTCGAGTATCAAGAGTACCTTTAGCCGTGAAAGTAGCCATTGCTTGAGTAGTCATAGCATCAAAATCTATAAAATTATCTTTCATAGCAAGCACTTTCATACCTGTTCTGAATCTAAGTCCACCGGCACCTTCTGAAGGAATCCTAAACATAACATTTCTTAGTTTACCTTTTTCATCGGTTTCTACTGGATCTCCCTCCACTCCTCCATCCGGAGTTATATAAGCATCAACATCTACATCATCAAACTGAAAGTGCATTACAGTATTTGGTCGTAGTTTGTCTACATCAATAGATACAGGAACTGATCTCATCCAAGGAATAGCAGAAACATCAATACTTCTGTCGCCGACTTGTGTACGAATATCATTGATTTCCATATGAGACCTTTCACCAGACCGCACTTGATTACTGGTCATCTGTTGTTGTTGGTCCCAAGTCTCTGTCGTTACAATTTCTCTCCAAACTGATCTCTGCCTTGCACGCCAGCCCATATTGACCTTACCTCCTTTACCAGTATCAAATGCTCGTGCTATGTTCGTATTGGATATTGTAGTATTGGAAGTGAATGTTATTTCTCTACCGATTGCAACGTTATCTCTTCCTCCTTTATCTTTAAAACCAGACCACGTTGTTTCCCAAGCGTTCCATCTTGTTTGTGTTCCATAATTTTCTACTTGTTCTAAAACAGAATTATTATTTTTATTTTGAATAATGACATCAGGTGCATATGTTTCTTCAAACCACGTATCAGTAGAAGGAGTTAATGTTGCGAATCCAACCCAAGATTTTCTTGCAAAAGGATTCAAGTTAAGAACTTGAGAAGCGTGAGTTTGTTTAATCCAGGATTCCTGAACAGTATAATCTAGTGTATATGTCAAATTGTGGGCGGCAACACCTGCAGTAACTCCAGGTTCGCAATCTAGACCATACGATCTATACGGTACAGTACAAATACGGGCTTCTGGATAAATGGTACAGTAATATTGTGAATTTTCAACATCGCCTATGCCGTGATCTGCGAATGGATCTACTAGAATACCATTTTTATATCTCATCATTCCGTTCTCATCTAGAACCTGCATATCGGCAGTAGACTTTTCGAGAAGATTTAATGAGGTATAATATTCTAAATTTTCTAGACGACCTTCCATACCACGAATATCTTGCATCGTATATCGTTTTTGTTCTACGTGGGATACATTAATATTTTTATGATTATACGTATACGGAGGTATAAACAAATTATACAAGGTCATTTCATTTAATTCTTCTGTCGGAAGCATTGGCTGGTCAGAAGGAAATCCTTGTTTAACTTGAATCTTTCCATTATCATTAATTGTTAGTCTGTCTTTACGTCCAAGATAATAATCAAAAGAAACTGAAATATTTGATTGTGGTAAAGGCAAATATGTGCCGATTGCGTAATCGGCTGTAGATGCTCTAAAGTCCATTTCATCAGTAAGTGGATGATTTACTGCAATAGAATCCTGATAACCGGGAACGAGATCGTAACTCATACCACCATCAGTATATGAATTAGTCGCAAAATAAGTTGCTGTTGTAATATTACCGTGAGAGAAATGATCATATGTTACTGTATACACACCAGCACCCATTGGTGCCACTGTGGATGTAAGAACAGCGTCTCCATAAGTCGTATCAGTATCACCACTTGTAAAAGTAAAATCAGCGGTTACGTCTGCCGCAGTAGGGTCAATAATAGAAGAGACTACCGCTGTTGCGTGAGGAAGAGTTAATGTTGCTCCTACATCTATTCCTGAAAGAGTGATATCATCCGTGGCCGCTTCCATATAAGTAATATTTCTCCAAGAGGCATTACTCATATACATATCTGCCATAATCAAAATGGTATCTCCTGTGTATGCAGTCGATGCTCCACCACTCTGTTCATCTACAAATGAAATTTCTGCGGTTGTATTTCCTGTTAAATCAGCAACCCAAGTATCTCCTGCGGCTACTGTTCCATTTTGAGGGATAAGTGCTCCTGTTGTTGCATTCCAAATATATAGAATTTTTTCCCAGTGCATATCAACGAAAACTGCAGGAACACTCGCGGAGGTCGAGGAGACAGTAGCAGTAAAATTCTTTTGAGTAGAATATGTTACTTGTCCAAGTGTAAGACCTGCCACAATGTCAGATACCTTATATAACCAAGGATAATTCACGCCCATTGAGACAGCTTCGCCTGTCGGTCGATGAATTTTTGCGTAAGTTCCTAGATCGCCTTCTGAAACAATATATCGAGCAGGAGCAATAGCATCAAGACCTATAGCATTTTCAACGTATATCCTATATCCCATTATAGGACTGCCAGATAGAAGGGCTTGAGTAACGTGGGTAATTCGTTTATGTACACCTATAGTAGTTGGAGATGTATTTCCAGCGGTATGTCCAACATCTGTTACAAATATAACATATTCTTTATTTAAAATATTGAAAACACCGTGAATATCATCTACTGTTTCTACTTCAAAATATGGTCCAAAATCGGGAACGAGATGATCATTAGGTACGTGGCGTGTTGTTCTTGCTCTTTCTGCTTCCACCATTATAGGAGTCAGAAGTTCGTGTTCAAATCCGTTAATGTATGCTTTACTAGGCTCAACTTTTATTCCAAAATGGTCAGCGGTGCTTCCCTCTTTCATTTCGATTGGAAATGGATTTAGTGTATAGTTGCCTGATTCATCATATGTTCTTTTTGCCATCTCAGTGGCTAGTAATGAATAGTCAGTTTGCTCGAATTTTGTAGTAACTGAGCCTTCCGTCACATCCATTATCCACATAAACTTATTAGCTTCAGCAGAATCCGACTCTCTAACAAGAAGCATAGTTTTTTGATATCTATCTCCGCCCGGAGCATTTTGATTATAGAATCCTGAAGCGGGATCAAGAAGTCGTGGATCAGTAGTTGATTCTACGATAACTTCTTCAATATCGAATCCAACTTTACAGGTAGGAGTGGGAAGTAAAGGATCTAGAAAAATAGTTTGTGGAAGAATTGGGGTAAAGTATCCATCAAGCCAGTAAACTCCGGTAGCAACTTTCGCCTCTAATGCTTGTCCAATACCAACGATAACGCCCGATTTGTATAATAGTGTCGGATCATACCAAGAGTTGTCGAGACAATCTCCGTTGATATCGAACCCACCATCACAGACAGTATCGTATGTAAATAAATTTTCGTTTTCGTTAAATTGTCCGGAAAGGGCTCTATAATAATAGACGGGTTGAGTTTCATCATCGTGTAGTTGCTCAATAACAGCAACCGCGTTAGATGTTTCTCCATATACAATACGATTTAACCAAGTAGAGTCTGCTGCCGCAAGAGACATATAATCTCTCTTAGCGACACTAACTCCACCACCAGCAACAGGCGCTCCATTTTTCCAAATGTGATTGGCAGCCGCCGACATCTGGTGCTGAAGAATAGATTGTATTTGTGTTAATTCTCTGGCTTGAACTGCACGTCCAGGATTAAATAAGATTTTTAAAAATCTATTATCTGCGTGGAAGTCATCATAGTATGGAGATGTATTAAAATTATATGCCATTCGCTATTATCCTAAAAATATATTCGTATTATATTCCCTCCCAATGGGAGGGATATATTTTTAATTCTAAAAATAGATTCTAGAATTCAACTACGAGTTTTAAATCTTCAATCTGGTCAGAAGCACGAGTAATCGCTCGGCGATTCTCTAGATAAATCAACTGTCCAGAATCTGCTTCTAAACTCACACTCGCATCGGCATATACGGCCGCTTGTGCCTTCGTTCCTCCTCCAGCTAGTTCGGGGTTACGTAACAATCCAATCTGTCTAAAGTCATCATTTTCTGGAAATCCATCAGAGGTTTCCAATCTAACGTGAATTAAACCGTGGTGTGTCTTTGCGGTAAAAATAGAATCTACATCTCCAAATAAGAATTGTTCTGAACCCGCTAGAACAGCATCACCCGAAATTACAGGCATCCAGTCGTTTGTAGTCGAGTTAATAATATCATTCAATTCTAGTTTATAGAGAAATGTCCATACATAGTTGTCAGAGGTTAATATGGGTTGAGCCGCTAATCCTGCGGCATCTCCTGTGAATCCGGATGGCTCTTCGGAAGCACCAGTAGGTAACCAAAGTCCTCCGACTGTGTCTTCACAAGTTGTTCGTGAAACTGCTGTTCCACCATCATAAACACCACCGATATAACACTTACCAGTCGCAGGTTCGCCTGTACACATATAAACTCGATATTCCGAATTCATTACTGTAGAGTGATATCCTACTTTAGATACAAATGAACGTCCAGGCTCAGCAATTCCGACTATGCCTGCTGTAGCATCGCCATCGAATGCGAGAGTATCTCCAGTATCCCAGTCAAGACGGGGAAGTACGGGAGAAATATCATCATTTTGAATTCGTTTACAGCCAACAATGTCAGCCCAATACGTTGGCTCATCTTCATCTAGTGGATCAGGTAATGTAAAGTTACCTGAACTTTCGTCATTTCCTTGAGCATCATCGGGCCACGTGTCAGAACGTCCAAAGCCGAGATACAGGAAGTTGTCATCAACAGAACCAGTAGTCCTGAATTGGTCGATGAAAACCATCAAGTTCTGTGTTCTGAATTTACTGGTTACAATTGCACCCATTCGATTACTCCATTTAAAAAATTATTTACTTATTGATTAATTAATCTAAACTATTTATACGTTTCTTTAATAAAATTCTACTATACTTTACGATGGATCTACAGGCCATACATCCGAATCATCAATTAAGACTATATGTTCGTGATCTCCTAGTCCTCCACCTGATGAACTTTGTGTCCACTCACCACCTTGAACATTTGAACCAGAATAAGCTATTGTATCGTGATTATCATAATCACTGGTTTGTGCTTCAATCGAATAAGAGGAACCATTGTAAGAAAGAGTTAATTCGTGAGTATATGATGAGGCGTGAGTATCATCCCTCTGTGGTGTGACTACCCACGTGCCTGTTAATAAATCAGTATAGTCCGATACACTCATCCAATAATCGTGATTGTGAAAACCACCAGTCAATAAGAATGTATGAATAGTTGTTCCCGTACCTGGAATCTGATCGAATTGACTGATACCATCTACTTCAAATTCACCATCAGTCCCCGCAAATGGATTAAATTTAATCGTATATCCGTGATAGTGGTTATCCGCTCCATTAGGCGAATCAAAGAATATTATTCCATAATTAGCATCTTGCTCATTTATTAATTGATTCGCCTGTTCCAGAGTGATAGGTTCACACTCTCTACCTATATATGGTCCTGCAGTATCTAGTTCGCAATCCTCATACAATAAATGGTCGTGACTCCCTTCTCCTTGAATAAAAGAAGGCTCAATAGTAAGTACTGGAGGATTATTCGCTTGAAGAATCGTATTAATATATGTCTTTCTTTCATCCATATCCTCTACTG